ATGATAAACATAAAAACATACCTTCGTCAATATAAAAACGATACGGCCGGTATCGTATGGATTTCATTTTACGTACAGAGACAAAAGGTGAATTTCTCTACCAAAGTAGCTGTGTCCTTGAAGAACTGGAACGATAAAAAAGGTATAGTGACTTCCGGTGACAAGCAAGCTGCAGACAAGAATCTGATTATTGAAACCATCCTGGCACGGATTAATAATGTGTTTGTAAAATACCGGCTTCGGGATAAGAAACTGTCGCGTGATCTTTTCTTAAGAGAATACAACCGTCCGAGTGATTATCCTACATTCTTTGATTTCGTCCGGGAGCACATGAAAAAGATTTCGCACCGTACGGAGTTGACCACCCTTCAGACCCACATGAGCGTCATGCGGAAGATAAAGGACTTTAATGCGAATCTGACCTTTGATGACATCACACATGAATGGTTGGATGTTTATTTCGCCCATCTGCGGAAGGGGTTAGAGAACAATGCCAATACGGCTTATAAGAATATGGGGGTATTAAAGAAATATGTATTGGCCGCGTATAAAGCCGGATACATGACCGAGAATCCATTTGAGGACTGGTCTATCAAAAGAATATCCGCCACTTGCGTTTACTTGAATGAGGACGAGTTGGGCAGACTTGTGTCGTTATACAATTCAGGTGAGTTGGATTACAAACTACATAAGACATTGGAGTTTTTTCTGTTTCTGTGCTTCAGCAGCCTGCATGTAGGAGATGCGAAAAAGCTCCAGCTTGAGCAATTTACCGAAGATCATTTCACTTACTTCAGGATGAAGCTCCGCAACAGTAAGCCGGAACCGATTCAGATACCGATTTCTGAACCGCTCCGAAACTTGCTGTTCCGGATTGTCGGTACCAGGAAAAAAGGTCCTTTGTTTGAGGTGATTCAGGCCGATCAAACGATGAATCGTAATCTGAAGGATATTGCCGCCATTGCAGGGATTGATAAACCTATCACTCATAAAGTAGGGAGGCATACTTTTGCGACCATTTATTTGAGGCACACCAAAGACCTTGCGGCGCTGAAGGAGCTTCTGGGACATTCGGACATGAAGGAAACGCTGGTCTATGCGCACGTCATGGATGAGAGTAAGAGGGAAGGTATGCAATGTTTCAATAGCTTCACTCTATAATATAGGGGTAAAAGCCGTACAATCGTGCGGATAATTCATAACATTTTATTTATCAAATAAATGCGGCTGCACCGATTTGTACAAGTTCGTACAAAATGAGGTGCAGCCGCACGAATTTATGCTCTCTCGTACATCACCCAGTAGGGTTGTCCCGCCAAATATTCTACATGGTATCCGGCATCAGCCAGTTGTTTGGCCAGCTCCATCGGAGCGACATCGACAATGTTCGACAACTCGTATACCAGTTCAGCGGTGGTCTTGTAACATTTCTGTGAAGTGGTACCGATGGGTGAATAGTTCTGGCCGATGAAGTTAGCCATAGCTTTCTGCCGCTCGGCTTGTTGCTTCTCCAATTCGTCTTGTTTGTCCGGTTCTTCGTCGTTTTGATAAGAACGGAATCCTATCTTCTTGCTCATTGGGCACCTCCTTTCTCTTCTTCCGGAGTCAAGCTTCTTATCATGGATGACACTATGCGCAAATCACTTATTACGGATATAATGTCATCAGCACTAACTTCATTGTCAACTTTCAAGTCCAGGATTAATCCGGTAGCTCTATCTATGGTATTGCAACAAGTATTGACACCGCCATCCTGCAAAATCGAGATGGTTTTGCTGATGGAGGAAGTCAATACGATGTTATTGATTTCGGTATTCATTCTTTACCTCCTTCCTGTACCAGCACATTCGCCTGCTCGTTAAACTGATAAATGGAGCGTACCTTGCAGATGTCAAGCATGAAAACAGTGTCCGGGCATCCGCCACTTATTACATGCGTCTCGATGCGTGTAATGCGGCCGTTGTTAATCGGACCGGCAGTGTATTGCATCCGTTTCATTTTTGGATGTTCGGCATTGATGCGGTTAACCACATCACATAATTCATGTTTAAGCGCATCCAGAGAAAGTTCATCCTTGATAAGGACATACTTGTATTTCTCTACATAATCAATAACCTTTTTCCATGCCCGGTTCTTGGGTGAATAGGTCTGCAGATGGTAAACAAAGAACATCATGCTTTGCCTCCTTTCTCATTAAAGGTGATGTTGACTGTCCCACCATTGACATAGATGGAAATGGATTTGTCGCTACGTGCTGCACGGATACGTTTACGTCCGGCGCACAGTTCAACACCCAGCTGGGCAAACAGTTCTTGAACCTTCTCTGCGGATACATAGCGTCCGCGAGCGCTTTGGGCTTGTTTTCTCATAATGTAACGCTATTTAAATAAAACAATATATTGAATGATACAATGCTCCAATAAAGACGGGAAGGGAACTTTCTCCAAAAAATCGGAAAACTTATAGACAAAGAAAGTTCCGCTTTCCCGTTGCGTTACACCTTGAGAAGGCAGTGGGTGCATTAACACTCCACACGGGGGTCGGAACTATATGATACCATTGGGCATAAAAAATGCCAACGGCAAAAGTTGGCGAACAATCTCGCCTTCTCAAAATGTAACGCATTGCAAAGATGCAGGTTTATTTTGAAATGGCAAAAGAAAAGCGGAGATTTTTTGTCTCCGCTTCAATTTTTATTATCCTTTCAAATATTTATCTACTGTATCAAAATCGAGAGTCACATCAACCATCTCCAGCAATTTTCCATACTTAGTCAAAATAGCTTGTTTTGCTTTATCATGTTCTGGAAGAACGGAAAAGAAAGCGGCGGTAAACAGCTTATCCAAACTTATTTCATGGAGAAGCAATTCTTTTGCCTTATCTTTCTCCCCAGTCGAGCAATACAGTAAGAACATTGCTTGAAAGTTTTCGTTTGGTACCATTTTCTTTTTAATTTCCTCTACATGATTACATAATGCAAAGAATCGAACAAGCAGAACGATTTCAATAACAGCAGTCAAAAAAATAATAAAATGAATAATTGTTTCCATTTGGTGTTTATTTATATTAATTCGTACAAAAATCAGAATAACTATTCAGTTAACGAAAAGAAAAGCGGAGATTTTTTGTTTCTCTGCTTCGACTTCAATTATTTATAGTATTTTTGCCAAAAAGAAAGTTATCATGAAATATACCGATAAAGATATACAGCAAGCTATAGAGCTTTCACAATATGCAGCCAATAAATGCTCTGAATTAGAGGATTACTCCATAGAGATGGAAGAACAGCTGTTTCGTTTACAACGGAAATGCAGTTTAATCAGAACATTGCAGATAACCACTCCCATAAGTTTGCTAATCGGTCTTTTGTTAGGACTCCTAATATAAAACCCACCGCTCCCCAAACAGCGCTGGCAATATTGATATAGTTTCCCCACAATGTCGTTTTCTTTATCCTGCTATCCAGCTCGTTTTCTTTTTCCTTCATCTCCAAATATTTGGCAAACCCCATTTTTACAGCTTTCTTGCCTTCGCGGGTCAAACAAATAGATTCAGTTTTTCCTTGTGCAGTAGAAATTAATCCTTCTGAATCTATGTCCGTTATAGCTTGCGTTATACGTTCCATATTATAACCTTTTTTTTGAAATTTGTCTTTAATATCCTTAGGATGAATAATGGTTTGTTCTGATATATATGTCAGAATGAAATCTTCCAATGAATTCATATCTAAAAAATCAATTCCTTATGCCGCGCGCCCACCGGAACCACCCGGAACCCGATTGAGTACGGGTTGCACGGCATAAGGAATTGAAACGTTTGGTTTATATTGGGCACTGCAAAGGTGTTAATTCTATTTCACATATCCAACAAAGAGATACAAAAAAGGCTTCCAACCCGTGGAAGCCCTCCTAATTGTCATTAAAAACCTTACGGCCTCGCGATTGACCGAGAAGTATTTTTCAATTCATTGGAATTTACATCATGCCAAGTGCACCTGACTTATGTCATTCAGAAAGCCATGCAATGCGCTTTCTATTTTTTCAACCTGAGCTTTACGTGGTTTTTTCAAACCTGATGCGTAATGTCCCAAGAGTTTCTGGTTGACCCCCGTTATACGCTCCAGTGCAGCCTTGGTAAAAATACCGCTATAATACTGGAGGAACGACTGTACATCAAAAGTCCATTCTACGGATATTTCTCCTTGTAATTCTTTAGGGACTGTAGAATTATGTTTTTTATACAGTTCAATGGAGGCAAGAAGATTCTCTTTTGTTTCCTGCACAGTTTCACCCTCTCCATAGATACCAGGAACATTGTCAGCCCACGCACCGAACAAGTCCGGTCCTTTTTCAATTGTCACTTTAAGTTTTCCCATAATAAAATCCTCCTTTCAAACATATAGAGAAAAGGGGGAGCTTATTCAAGCTCCATATCCCTGATAATTTTCTTTCTTAGTCCTTCACCCATTTCTTTGGCGCCGTGGTAGGGCACCGGGTATCTGATACCGTTCTTGTCTTCATAAATCCGATGGCTCCCGTCTCCTTCACCTTTTATCCAGTGCCATCCTCTTTTCTTTCCACGTTTCAGTATCTGACTATGAAATTCTCTTGATTTAACCATATCTTAGTTGTTTCAATGATGCAAAGGTAGTAAAAATTCTACTTTATGCAAATAAAAAGAGCTTTTTTTATTCTATTCGGTAAAAAGTCCCCTTCAGTACCTTGCTTAATCCATCAACATCTATTTCCGTCTCAATCTTCTCGCACAAATACTGCTTGTTGCCTATAAGAAACACCTTATTCACATCTGGCAGCTTATTGGCTTGGAACTGGATTGTGTAAGGGATATTGGAGTGAAACAGACTGAGTGTCGACAACCGATGTCCGACACTCTCCGGACAAACATCATTCAAGCTTAGGGAATACGGAAGGAAGTCTGTGAGCTGTGCTCCGGTCTTCTGCTGGTAGTCCGTAAAAGGATAGGCATAATCATAGGCATGTGTCTGACCGCTGTAAGTTACGTTCTGCCGGTTGAACTTACCGGTATTGACAGCCACTTCCATGTGCCCGTTTTTTTCCTGCTTCTCCTTCAGCTCCACGTCACCGTTTATGGCTTCCTGGACATTGAAGCGCTCCTGCTTGGCAACAGTAGCCTGGTAGCCCACCGCGGGTATGTTCAATACCATGGAGGTGTACGGACGGGACAAATCGTAATCAGCTACAGAGCCATACACACCGACATTGAACTGAATAATTTTAGCCGGGACGATTCCGAGTGAGGTCTCTACATCGGACGATTCCGGGTCACGGATTAAATCCGCATACAAATTGACTTCACGCAGCGTATTCTTATCATTTTCATTGTAGTTGATATAATACCGTTTACCAACAATAAAGATTGTACTTTTCTTGTCACTGTCACCCATTCCGTTGTATGCGGCCAGCATTGCATCGTAAGAATCATATTCTTGTTTGTATGCAGCCTCTATGATGTCCCTTTCAATTCGCAGATAGCCGTCATCCGTATGGGAAGGCAGATTGTAGCCCACATTGCCAGTGCTCAAGTCTTTCTCATTCTTTTCATCTTCAATATCCACAGTGAACTCCCGTAGCAGGGAGGATGCAGGAATAATCTCCTTTCCGGATTCTGTAAAATAATCGTTAAGCCCTACGAGACTCACCACTTTGGTGCGTTCGTTGACCACTGTAACCGCACAAAGGAATTTCTCCAGTTCATCAAAGAATTCGGAAACAGTCCAGTGCGGCAATGCGGCGGCCACCCGGTTGCTGCTTACCGCGCTGCATACATAAACGTTCCGCAAGAAATTGTTATCAAAGAAGGAGGTATCGAACGTATAGCCAAAATACTCCACTATTCTCTTGATGACTGTCAAAAGGTATGGCTGTACACATCGACGGCCATAATAGGGGCAAAGGGTAAAATTGTTCGTGCCGAACTCATAGATTGCATCGTTCTGAAGGTTCTCCCATTTGGCTTCCTGATAGAACACCGGCAACCATACAGCTTCAATGTCGTCCACCGAACCGTAGTAGTTCACCATATTGGCAGGTGGCTGGAAACGGTTCTGATTGTTGTTCGGCCAACTGATTGTACCTAAATCAAGTTCGTCAATATACAGATCATCATTCGTCAGCAGATTAAATTCCGCATTACCCGATACGAGCTGTACCTTAACCAGTGCATCTTCTACTGAGAGTAAAACCGCACTGCCGTAAAGCAGGCATCTGGCGTCAACGATGAGTGTGGCCGGAAGGATAGTCTTTTTTTTTGTCACATCCAGTCTGTTCACGTGCTTGAATATGGCATGATTAGCAGGCATGGGGAGTTCTATGTCCAAGGAATAATTGGAGCTACGGGTGAAATACGGATTCTCGGAGGTGAACGTGATGTTGAACCCTTCAGGAAGGGCGACCAATTGCCCGTCAATGTATAATTCTGTCATTGCTTGTTGCGTGATTTATTGTTGTTCAACTTCTGATACTCTTTCTGAGCCTGGTTGATACCCCGTTTGCCGGTAACATAAGTTTCCGCTACCAGCGGATCATCCAGCCTGTTTTTAAGCTTCCGCAATACGCGGGTACATTCTATCAGCATCGCCACCATAGCCGGATCATTGGTCGTCGTTGTGGCGCTGGCAGCGGGTGCTTTGGCTGGTACGGTACGTGTACTCTTTCCGGAACCTGCCACAGCTGCTATGTCTTCAGCTGTCAGATTACCGACATTACCGCTACGCTGTGCCACGTCAATGGCGTCGAATATCGGTCGCAGATTCGGGTTGGCCACAGCAAAACGGTTGGCGACGAATTCGTTGGAATGCACGATACCTTGCGGCTGGTCCCAGTTACCGGGACTGGTATAACCACCAGTGTAGAAATTGCCGACCATCCCTTTTACTACAGCAAAAGCCGTTTTGATGGCAGCTACTTGGGCAGCTGCTTTAGCGGCACCGATAAAGGAAAATGGAGCTGTTGCCGCCAAATTTTTTGCGGTGATTTCCAGTATGGAGATTTCAATAACACGTTCCAAAGCATCCAGTGCCATCATAATGGTTTCACGTAAGAAATTCTTCAGCGAAAGTTCGCCAGTGGCAATCATTTCACCAATCGTTTCTCCGAAGTCGGAAGCGATATCCGTCACCAGAGAGGCATATTGCCTATGCATTTTCATGGTTTTGTCGTATTTCTCTTTCTCGGCATCGGTCTGGGCTTCGGCCTGCTCCTTCTGTATCTCCGTACGTTGTTCCTCAGTCAGTCGGTAGTTGTGAAGCAAATCATTCCAATACCGTTTCCGAATCTCGTTCACCTCCTGGGAGAAATCCTCCTCGGAAGTCAGGTTCCTATAATGATAGGAAGCTGCTTCTTCCAATTCGATACGGAGTTGTTTCTGACGAACTGAAAGGCGTTCTTTGGCAATCTTGTCTGATGCTTTCTGACGCTCCTTTTCTGTCTTTTCATCCTGTTTTTTACATTCTTCATTGAACTTGATTTGTGCCTCCAGCATCTTTACCTGCAACTTCTCACGTTCATGCGGCTCCAGCCCCATTATCGCCAATTTCTCATCCAAAGTCTTTTTCTCCAAATCTATCTGAAGGGCAGTATATTCCTCGTTAGTCTGGATTTCTCCCTCAAGATAAAGCTTCTGGAGATGGGTGAGCTGTTGCATGTGGTTAGTCTCTATATCCTCCAATTCCTTGCTGACACGTTTTTTCCGCTCTTCTTCAGATTCAGAACCTCCACCACTGCCACCGTTTCCGGTAATTGTTGGAGAATCTGGAGTAATAGTCTTGTATTTATCGTTGATGGCAAGCAACTGGGAGGTATAATCCTGCATCATCTGTTCGTAATACCGAACGTTATCGTCAAGACGTTTTTTCTGGGTAGCCCATACGCGGTATGCAGTGGGTGATATCCCGTTGACTGCTGCAAGTTCCTCAACGGACTTGTCCATATTGATGGGGTCATTTATCTCCCATTCGAGATTTTTAAATTTCATGGCATCGGAACCGTTCTCCTGAATCCATTCTGACCTTTGTGCCAGGGCTTCTTGTAATTTGGCATTGGCCGCTTGCTGTTTGGCTGTGAGCAACAGCTTTTCTACATAACCGTCCAGCGCTTGCGTGTTGTTGTTGATAAGCACCCCCTCTTCCGTCAATGAAGCATGATATTCCGGAACAATGGACTGAATATCTTCTAATGCAGCCTTCCGTTTTTCATATGGTTCTTTAGAATCCTCAAGCACTTTCCGTAAAGCATCCAGCTTATTTTTTTCTTCGCTAATGCTTTTTTCAGCCTCTCTATTCATAACCACCAGTTCCTTTTGCCTACGTGCTGCAGCAGAAGTACGCTGAGCGTAGATATACAGTCCTGTTGCTGCGGCTGCAACGGTTGTGGCAATAGCAACAAAAGGATTTAATCCTAATACCGCCCATGCTGCCCGTGCCGCTTTAGTTGCGGCAGAGAAGCGGAAGGTTAAAGTCTCCAGCGCTGCTCGGAAAAGTAGTGTACTTGCTGCCACTGTCCGGGTTACGATATTATGAGAGCGCATCTGTAATATCAACCTGCCTATTGCCTTGTAATCTCCTGCCAATGCGTCGTTCAAAGCAGTGGTGGCTACCCGGTAAGCCGTTTGGATGGCGATTCCTGCTCGTAAGACTAAGTTGTAAGTAGTATGATAAAGAGATATGAGCTTTAATGTGGTATAATAAGCTACCAGAGGAACCGTTAGTGTTATTACTGTTGTGCCCCATTTGTTGCACCAGTCAATCAATCCCGGCAAATACTTGAGCACATTGGTCAGCATATTCGTACTCACCGTCAGAGCCGGATTCAGTTTCTCTCCCAAATCAATGGCTGCCAGCTTCATCTTATTGCGTGCCTGCTCCAGTTTGGCCTGTGCAGTATCACTGTTTATGGCCGCCTGCTCATACGCCACATTGGTACCGGTGACGGCAGCGGTGAAGTCTTTCACCATCTCCGTGTTCTGAAGGATTACGGATGCGGTATTGTAGCCTTCCTCCCCGAACATCTTCTTGATGGCGCCTGCATCCATATTCTTGTTCTTCAGATTCTCCAGTGCCTTATCCAACCCGACGATTTTAGGGTTGGTCTCGTCCGCTCCGGTCTGAAGAACCAGAAAGAATTTCTTCAATCCCGTTCCGGCCACTTCATCCTTTATACCCCGATAGGCAAGCGTTTCAATCAATGCGACCGTCTGTTCAATGGGAACATTGGCCGAAGCCGCTGCGGTACCTGCATTTCGGATAGCCTTTGCCTGGCTTGCGATATTGGCAGAACCTGCCTGGGAGCCGGCAGCCAATACGTTGGTAAACCGTCCTGCCTGGTCTGCTGCCGCCCCATATTGGTTGAGTGATAAGGTAAGTGAATCAACCGCTTCGTTCAAGGTGATGTCCTTGGCAGCTGCCTGCAATCGCATGGCTTCCTCCGTAACAGCCTTGAGCGCCTCCTTGTCTCCAAGCAGTTCCGGCTTGGCTGAACCGACCAACATGAACGCATCCAGGATTTCGGCTGCCGACTGGCGGACACGCAAGCCCTCTTTTGTCATGGTGGTGGAAAGCGTCTTGGCCTGCCCGGTCAACCAGGCAATGCTGTCATCATCAAGTCCGGTCAAGGCTTTCAGCCCGGCCTGGGACTCCTCCAACTTGTTGCGTTCGTCTCTGATGGCGCGCAAGGCAAGGGTAAAACCGGTCAGGAAACCTATTACGGACAAGATAACTCCACCGAAACGGTTGAACCAGTCTACCATACTGCCAATACTGACAGTCGCTTTCTTGGTTTCGGTGGTGATGCCTTTTATCTCCTGGCGATGCCGTTTTAAAATTCCCTGAAGATGCTGTATCTTCGCCATGGTGCGGTTGTATTCCTCAGAGCCGCGTGTCATTTCCTTAATGTCACGCTGTAAGCGTTTCATCTCCAAATCAATGGAATTGATGTCATTCTTAATTTCCTTGCCATCGATGTACAAGTAGACACCTCTTTTGACAGTCTTGTCACTTTTTGCCATAACGTTTTTCAATTGTTATTTTATCAAACTTCTGAAGCACATTCTTGAGTGCCTGGTCACCGTAATACTCTCCGGATAAATCAGCCAGTGATTCGATGTTATCCACAATGGGAGGGTCTAACCAGGGTAGGGGACTTCGCCGGATAACGGCATAGTGTTCATCAACGGTACGCATGCGCCGGATACGATATTCAGAAACACGTAGAGAACGCAGTTCCTGACGTTTCTTCTTATCGCTCCATGCCGAATGTCCCTTCATTATAATTCCGTTCTTGACGATATATCCACGCCCGGCGCCATATTCCCGGTACGAACCATACCGGGCAAAGCGGAAACCCAGACCGACATAAGCCGGTCCACCTTCACGGTCTTTCAGCCAACGGGATTGCAGTTCCCTACGCAATCTGCCGGTTGCGTGTGTCCGTTGTAGAATATTTACGGAGGTATTCTTGACTTTCCACGTCCAGTTCTCAACTCCTCGATTGAATTTCTCGGAGGTCATTAAACTCTTTTCTTCAGTTATTGCCATAAAAAAGCCTTTAGTTTCGGACACAAAACTAAAGGCTGAAAAGAGTGGAAAAAAGGACAAGAATTCAACGGACAGAGAACTTGAAATCATTGACCCGGTTCAGCCATCCTTTCCGGAATACAAGCTGCGACGGGTCCCTTTTACAGATTTCTTCAATAAACCGGATTCTGTCTGTCTTGATAGCTTCGAACAGCTGCCGTTGGTTGGCCAGATTGATACTTGCAACCGTCTGAGGACCTACGATGCCGTCTACATTGATTTGCAGTAGTTGTTGTACCCTTGTGATACCGGGACGTCCGGAGGCCCACACCCAATCCACACAGATGTTCGCAATGGACTGGTTGTGTATGAAGTCCGCTTGGTAACGGTCCCAATAATACTTCTTGAAAACATGAAAAACGTCATCCGGAGTAATCATGCGTAAATCATCCGCATCAATGTCTCCGTCACCATCCTTGTCATAACCACATGATTTCCACGTAGACAAGGTTATCCCCATATTGGTTTTGCCACCTTTGTCATTTTTGTGGTCACTCCATCCACCTTCCCATTTGCGGATGACCTTGAATAAGATTTCTGCTTTTGCCATAACTATGAATTAATAGAACAGTGGCAAAAGTAACATATGACTTAATTTTTATGTAGGACATGCATTCTCCGCAAATGGTCATCCAATGTTTTGGGGTTACATTTAAGCTTACGACAGATGGCTGCCTTTGAATAACCATATTCGAGCATAGTTCTAATGAGAGGTTCCTTTCCTGTAAGCTTGTAATGCGAATTTTTTCCACCTGATGGCCGGCCTAATTTCAGGCCTTCAGCCACACGACGAGCAAGCCCTGCTTTGGTTCGACGAGATATGTCTTCCCGCTCTTTTTGGGCGAATAGAACCTTGAAGAATGTATCCTGAACAGAATCCGAGTCATCCTTTACCAACTTATCATCCCGTATTTCAATAATACTGGCATTGGCCATGAGGCAATGAGATATAATAGCTATAACCATATATGCACAGCGTCCAAGTCTTGATAACTCTGTAACATATATAATATCTCCCTTATTTATTTTATGCAATATCTTACCTAACTTTCGCACATTAGGATGCCTGGCACCGCTCACACTCTCTTCAATCCACCTATCAATAACAAGCCCCTTACGTTTGCAATATTGCATAATCTCATACCGCTGATTTTCAACGGTCTGTTTTTCGCTGCTAACCCTTATGTAACCGTAATTCATAGCTGTTTTTTTGCGAGAAAGTAATAAAATATCTACGAAAAAATAAAATATGAGATAATAGGTTTTCATAACCCGGAAGATTTGCCCCTTAAACGTACAAGGTATGGCAGAGCAAGATATAAAGATGAACCAGTTCCAGATAGTAAGTGATGCGGATTATGTGTATGTAGAGAAAGGGAATAGCCAAGGGAAAGTAGACAAAAAACAATTGGGAAAAATCCTAAGAGAAGGGGATGTATATCGTGTTAGAAAGGAGAATCCATTAGATATAACACTCGAATTAGGATATTGGTCTTTGACTATGGTCAATGCTGATACCGATATTGCAGTTTTTGGAGTTTTCCAGAGCAACATGGAATTTCTCCATCAAACTTGGTGGATTCCTTCAAATGTAAAAGTGGAGTTTGTATCTAAAGGAGTAATAAGAATTACCGTTATTAGCTATGATGACGAAAGGATATTTAGATTAGTCAAATTGTAATTAATTTTATGGAATAATGTGATATTGAATAATCATATTCGTTCATTTGTATCTTCTGCCCCTTAAATGTGTTAAGTATGGCAGAACAAGATATTAAAGAAAATGAGATGACTTCGGTCAGCAGTGTAGACTATGTGAGAGGGCTAAAGGGCAAGGACAGCGTGCTAATTGCTCCTGGCAATTTACCGCACCCGGATACGGGTGGAGGAGTTATTACTGGCAGCGGATTGATTAATAATAAATGGTATAGGATTGCAATTGGTAGAGATGGAAGTTATCCTTGCTCTGGAATATTTAATATTGGGAATAGATTCAATAATAACAGTCCCAGAATAATCTTGTTTTACTCTTTTGCAGAAGGTTATGGCAACAATTCTGTTATAGCAAAATTAGCTTCCTCCCTAGTGCCACCTGTGAGTAAAGTTCGAGTATTATTCGGGAAATCTCCATTAGTGTCTTACTTGGACATTTATGTCAGTACTAATCTCGAAAATGATTTCTATATTTCGGCATCATGTTTGATGAATTTAAAATTGCAAAAACCGGAAGAAGTCAGCGAAACTATTCCTGAAGGTTACTCTGTAAAGGAAGTTTCATTTTAGCTAAAATATAACCCGTTCTGACCGAGATGGCCGGAACGGGTTATACTAATCATCAGATTAGGTAAGAGTTACTGACTTCCAATCGCTCCAGGTAGAACCATTATTCGATGAATATCGAAAAAAAAACTTATTGTCAAAATTAAAATCAAGTTGAACAATATAAGTAGTGGATTTCAAGACCAATAATATACCGTGCTTGCCGCTTGTTCCAATAATAGGGCCTCCGTGGGAATATGAACCAGGAATTATGGTGCTATTTACTGCGTCTTCAGAATTATAAGTTAAATAACCACGTTCTTTCATTACATCTAAAAATAGCGTACTTATAGCCATAAGCACGCTGTCTTTCCCTTTCAAGCCTCGCACATAGTCCACACTACTTACTGAAGTCATCTCATTTTCTTTAATATCTTGTTCTGCCATAATCTTACATTTAAGGGGCATAATTTCCGGACGGAAATAACACCCGATTTAACATTTTGTTTTTATTCTCGTTTTGTAAATTATAAATCAAATTTTTCCGTAGTATCTGAGGAACTCAAAAGGAGTTCTCACATCAAGATAACCGTCTACTTCTTCGTTAGCTTCCGCTTCCATCTCAAACGCGGAATTGCCGTAAGCCTTATCACCTATATTCACCCAGCATCGGTTACGGCATAAGTGATAAACGTATGAAATCGCATACTCCAACCCATACTGAAGGTAGAACCACAACGGGCAAAGTAGATATACCCATAAGTTGAATCCGGTAAACAGCATGATTACCGTCAGTAGCACAGCCGATGCAATCATACATTCTTCCCATTGGCGCACATGAATCGCCTCATGGTTAAGTGTACTCTGCTTCATCTCCTCCTTGCTTTTCTTGGTGAAGACGAAGCATCCCAATGTGATGGTGCTGTAGCCCTGCCACAGCAGCCATTTTGCAATTTTGCTTTCATAAAACACTTTCATAACACTGATATTTTAAGTTCTCGATTCCGCTTTTCCTGATATTAGAACCCATTTCACCCCATCCTTTACGCCATCAGAGTATGTCGCTACGGCCTTGAATTGAGCAAGGGAAAGCGACGGGACAACTATTTTAGAATAGTATTCTCCGTCTATGATAAAGCTGCCTCCACCTGCGACTTTTATGCTTGCAGGTGCTGTAAGACGGGTATAGATTCCTCCATTATACAGCATGCACTCTCCACCTTCATAGTCTGCCGCATTCGGCAGGTATATTGTTTCCTCTTGCGTTGGAAGTGAGTATATCTGGGATATTTCAAAGTTCAACCCAGTATTGAAATCCAGGTAGTATTCATTCACGTCGGATTTCGGCTCCAGAAGTTTCAGCTTTCGGAAGATTGAGGCGTCCTGGAACACATTACCTTTGGCATCCCATCGGATATTGCCTCCGGCCAGGAATCCAATGCCACCATTCTCCCCGTCAATCTGGCACATGGCTTTACCGGTTTTATCCCTTGCCAGCACATTCTGCACCACCAAATCATCCACATAGATTTCATCGGCACGTATCTTTCTTATTAAAGCCATATCCATAGCCACAAACATATACTGCTGTGCCGCCTCCCAATTAGCATCACCGTCTATCGAGGTAGGTGCGACAGTGACCGACGTACCGTAAGCCCGTACCCGAAACGGAATGGTACGATTGTTGAATGTGGCCAGTACGATGTCATGGTAATCTTCATTCCAGACATATGTGTTGCCCTTGGCGAAAAAACCTCTCGGACGCGGCTCACTGGCATCCCGTCCGCTTGAACCGTCATAACTTACACCCACGGACATCTCGGCTATAAAGCTGTCATTCCATGCCGAAGCGTCCGCCTGGCTCTGATAACAGCGAACCGAGAAAGTGGAATACCCTGCAGAAGCGTTGACCGTAATCTCGGAAGCCCTCGAAGGCCCTGCGATGGCGCTCCATATCCCGTTGCTGTACCCCCGTGCGGCCAGATATCCGTCCGGATAAGTCAATGTGGCGCTACCAAGCGCCCGCTTGGAATAGACGCGGAAAGCCGAAGGAACAAGCGACCCGGCACTGCTCACCCGTATATTGCTGCATGTACTGATGAGATAGACCATGCCGCCATCCTGGGTAAGCTGCTCCCATTCGTCGGTGTTCACTTCTTCGGTAATAATATAACCGTAGGACTTGCCGCCGTTCTGGGTCTGAGTGATTCGCCTCCCGTCATGAGTTGTCTGAGTCCATAGAGGTGGATTCGACGTCTCAACCTTTGAGAGCCAGGAGCGACTCCCCATCGTACAGATGGTGAGCTTTTTATATGGAGTATTAGCGGTTCTCCACTCACCGCCAGCCTTGACTGATTCGCCGTCACCGCCCGGTTTTCCAGGATTACCGTCGTTGCCATCCACAACCATGGGTATAGTTTCCCGGTCCACGACCTGCCCACCCACGTAGAACACGAACTGCAGCTGCGTCGTGAAGTTCTTCGGGGAGATGGACGTGCCATTCTGTATTTCCACCTCCGAACCACCGTCCTTACTGTATTTCAGCACACCATCCGTCGTGATGGAAGTGCTACCGCCTACAGACTTGGTACGTGTACATGACACGCTTGCCACGCTGTAAGTACCGTCCTTCCGCTTGCTTACTGAAGATACGGAGGGCACCAGTCGATACAGTACCGCATCACTGCCTGGACTACCGGCACGCACCCCGGTAATGGTGAACACCAGCTCACGGCTTATGTCCGTATCCTGTACCGTAGCCGTAACGGTTATCCTGACCTCTGAGCGTGCAGGCATCGAAATGCCGGAAGCCACGGTAAACGCTATCACACCCGTATTGACATTGTAGCTCTCCGTGACACCTGCCGGGGTCACGCATGAGATGGACTTGAGCTGTAGTTTCTTCGTACCATACCACATGCCGACGGTCGTTTTGAGTACGGACTGCGAAACAGTCTTTCCTTCGTATGTCAAGGCAATGCTTTCCATCTCGTTGTCGAAATCGGCTACAATGGTAGACTCGCCGTCAAAGCCCCATTTGGCCCAGATGGCGGCCGGACTGAACGCGCTCCATACACCGTCCTTCTTCGTGCGGCAACAAGCCCACTCGTATGGCAGGCTCTCGCTGACACCAATCGGGTCATCATGCCAGCCGGACGGCACATAGTCATCCACCTGCGAGGTGGCTGGCGTAGGAGGCGTCACATTCTCTGTCGTATGTTTGAATATCCACTCATAATCCCTACCGTCACGCCCGTCCTGGCCGTTCTCCACCAGCAGTTCATATTCAGCCGTATTCAAGTCCCCGGTAATGGTATATCCGTAGCTCTTTCCACCGTTCTGCGTCTGCAGTATGCGGCGCCCCTCCTTGGTCGTCTGAGTCCACATCGGAGGATTGTCGGTACCACCAGGAGCGATGCAGAGGAACACACGTCCGGCCATCTTGGTAATACCCATGTAAGGTATATGCTTTCCGGTCTGCCAGTCTCCGCAGTTGGTGATACCGGTACCCACATCTCCCTTGTCCCCCTTGGCCGCATATTTCAGCCAGTCAGCATTGCCGTCTGCCGGCTCTGTAGACGTGCCGAACTCATTGACACATATCCAGGAACTGCCGGAGTGGCTCACCTCATCGTAATAGGCATACTTCTCACCCTTTTTCCACGTCCCCTTGAATAGTGGCACCCGGAAAGCCTCGCCGGTGATGTCATCTACCTGGAATATCTTGCCGGACATGATGACGTGGCGAAAAACAGCCGAATAGTTGTCAGCCGGTATGCCATGCACAGTACGACCTTTCTTTTTGCCAATCCATGAGACTTCCTGGGCAGGCTCGACATCCCAAGTATTGGCGTGGTCAAAGAAAGTAATACAGTTGTTGCCGTTAACCGTATCAATCAGGATGTACGTCTGCCTATCCTCATCCGTGAAGTTACCCGTTTGGGCAAGTACCATCGCATCCCCCGGCTTCCAGTCGGTACCCGGCTTGGGTGTCACGACGAATGTCTTGGCAGTGTAATCGGCAGAAGTCACCCGGAACTTCATCTCCTCGAACCCCTGCAGCTTGCCTTCGGCGTTCTTGGTGACGAAGTAAGTAGTAAGTATATCATCCACAAACTGGCTCAGCCCGTCGGCATCCGTCAAATCGGGTGTAATCGTATAGCTGCCGTCACCGTTGTCGCTCCATTCCTTGACCGTACACCCACCTCCGGGAGAGGCACACATACGTCCCTTGAAATAGGTCACACGGTTATAGGCAATCTCCGGAACAAACACACGTTTGCGGAAAATGCCCTCTTCCATTTCAAGGATGCCATTCTTATCGATACACCCTCCGGAAATACCGCTGATGAACTCGCCGAACTTGACCCAATCTCCGAAGGTCATGGGGAAGGGGGTGCCGTCAGCTCTGTCTTTCCTCAGAAAAATTTTCTCCAATTCTTCAGGGGAGTATTTGGATAACAGATTCAAGATTCCGACCAGCGTGCGGCCTACACGTTCCGCCGTATTCTCATTCTCCTGGGTAGCGTACCGTACCTGTAGAGCAAGTTCCTTGAGTATGTCAATCGTATCTGCCATATTATGAAACAAATGCCTTCCGGCAGTTCAAAGCTTTATAAGGTTCGGACAGACTAACAGCCGCAACCACGCCATAAAGCTGGTTATCATTGTTCACCACATAATCCGCTTCCACATCTTCCAAGGAAAAAGCGAGCCACAGCCTTTTCATCCTTTTGTCTTCCAAAATTTGGTTGAGCAGCTCATCAAGAATACGTTCGCACTTGTCAAGGGCAGCCTCTATCTGCTCATAGTCGGAGGTGTCGGACACATGCTCCACAATGAAGAGCAGGTAATCGCGGTCTTTTCGGTATGCACCCGGATTACCACCGTAACTGAATCCTGAGCCACGGTCCACAATCACTGCCGGATAGTGGAGTACGCTGTCCAGTGCTGTATGCTTCTCCCGTTCTGATGAGAGGAAGTGTACTTCATCATTCTCCTTGTGTCGTATATCGACATGCCTTTCAGCCAGCTTTTCTATGTATTCCGAAAAAGTCATTTCTTCTGTTTTTGAGCGTCACGGATTCTTTTATTCAATATACGGAATGCCGTTGCCACCGGCATTGCCTGGTATTTCTCCATCACTGCCACATCGTCACCGACAAAGGCATCGAAGATGTCGAGCCAGTTGACAGACGGTGCTGTTGGTCTTTTCCGCTTCTCCTCCGGTTCCGGTTCATCATCCAACGGAAAGAGGAAAGGAAAAGCCTTTGAAAGCCACCTCTTGACAAAAACGTAGTTCAGGAATACGGCATACTTGACGTGCCTGTCAATTTTTGCCACCTTCATTATCCGTTTTTGCAGTATCAGCGGTTTCTGCCTGCTAAATAAGCCGTTTTTCCCACCCGACGGTAGGACAATATATTCGTTGTCTTTCAAATAGAGCATTGATACGAAAGTGTCCAGTGAGGCATCCTTGCCGTCACGGACATATCGGTTGAAAGCCGTGTCCACGTGCATGAAGTGCTCGAAACACATCCCCTTCAGGCGTTCTCCCGGTGCTTTCAGCCCGGAGACGGCAAGAAGGATAAAGCGGTCCATCCGGACACGGCAGTCGCTGATGAACTCCATCAGTTCGCTCAGCTTATAACTGTAATAGGTGTCGGAACCGACCCCGGACGGCAGGGAATAGAAATCCTTCAGGAAGGATGGTTCGTCTATTTCTTGAAGATAAAGCCGCGACACGAGCAGGAACTGTGCCGGTGTCAGCTCCTCCCATTTCTGAGGTACCCGGCGGATTATCTCATGGCGGATTCCGAATCTACGGTATGCAATGCGAAGCTCCCTCATGTCCAGAACGTGCGTTTATGGTCATTGTCCCGGTCGTATATCTGCCTGGGATCACCCTCATAGAAATTTTCAAAACAACTCCGTACCGTACGTAGCAGCACGGTCATGTACATGTCTGCATCCGTTTTCAGATTCTGGATCTGTACGGCGATACGCTCCGCATCGACGGGTCTCTTCTCCTCATTGCCCTTCTCACCCGGCTGTACAGTGGTGAAGTACAGCCCCCGGTCTGTGACGCTACCCGTCTCCATCAGCAGCCGTCTGACCGCCATTGCCACAATGTAGCGGGAGCAGGCAAGGCGCAACCGCTCCACGCTCTTCCGGGCTTCTTCGTCTTCTGGGGGATTTACCAGTCCGTCAATCAGATGCTCATACAGCTTGTCACCGATGGCCGGCTGAAGGAGCATCTCCTCGGCAAACTTCAGGTGCGGCTGCAGGCGAAGGAAAACAATCCGGCTGCCATTGATAAAACAGACGTCATTGACATCCGCGGTACTGCGGACAATGGCTGATTTACGGTCCTGATAGGCCTGGGAGGACGCGAACTCCGGATATTCGGCTATATGGGCATACAGAAACTCAAGCAGCTCGTCGAGCGCATTGAACCCCTTGTTACGCAGCGATGCCCGCAGGTTATCTTCCTGGTACTTGTACACCTGCTGGAATGATTCGCCGTTGTCGGATTTCTGACGTTGGAATCCCGCATCGGTGATACGCATGCTGATCTCATCGAAGTCATTCCAGAACGCCAGGTTCGCGTTCGCGCGTTTGCAAATCTCCAGCAGGCGGCTGTCCAGCTTCTCCCGTTCGGTTGCCCCTTCGGTATTCTGTTCCAATACATCCGGATTTGGACCGAATTCGTATATCTCGACCACTTCTCCCACCATCGCATCGCCCAATAACGGTACGAGGTATTGCCGGAAAGCATTCCGGAGCGGTGCCTCCATCATGTCAAAGGAGATGGCGGTGTTCACCTTCATCACCGCTTTCAGTTCCTTGCCGTTGTTCCATTTTTTTGCACTGAATATCATTAGCTCAATGTTTTTTTGGTACCGCTGCCGGTATCGAGGGTTACTAAAACGGTATTGCGGAAACGCAGCTCGCATTCCGGCATGCCGTTCATTTTGATGTAGAGTTCAATCGGATCCAGGATATTTTGCCGGTCAATCCACGCGTTGGCAATGTTCACAAGGAAAGCCTCACGGATATTGGAACCGCCCTGGTTGCCGGCATAGGTGCCACCGGGCATACCTGCACCGAGCACATTCGGATTCACCATCAATGCAAACAGAATTTCCGAGTTGGCGGCTGCCGACACCGGAAGATTGTCACTGCCCTGGTATTTGTTCTCCAGCGGCTTGATTTTCCACTCCTCCTCAATCCTGCCGTTCATCTCATTCACGGCATAATGCGAGAAGATGGGCTTCTCCGCATTGTCCGGTCCGCAAAGGTTCTGCTCCACAGAATCCATGTACTTCTGTATGGCCGCCTCACGTTCCTTGGCAGAATAGTCCTTGGACGGGTATTTCTTCTCCCAGTAGGAATACGGTATCTGTACATGCCACTTCCAGGTTATCTGGTTCTTGTAGGCTTTCTTGAGGAAATGGGGGATAAGATGGGCTATCTCCACCCATCCACAAACGTAGGCGGGCCACCAGATGGGCATGCCGTAAAGGTCGTCGTTGCTCCAGCTGTCGCGTACCGGCATGATGAAACCGTCCTTCACCTTTCCGGCAAACTTCAACACCTCGGCGTGCATCTGCGGGTCGTATTCGGAGAGCACATCCAGCCTGGTGTATTGTCCCTTGTCCGGACGTTGCGGCCAATATCCGGAAATGATGCACTTGCAGGCGCCGTATTCGTCCACTTCGGAATAGCGGCGGTAAAGCGCATTGACCGGATTGATCCCTGCAAAAGAATTGCCGGCAGCCGACGGCACAAACTGGACGGCACCGTTGCCGAACTTCAGGTAATCCCGAAGCACCTTCTCCATGTAGCGCCTCACATTCCGGGAAGCAATAAAAGTCTGTACCCGGCTATCGGTAACGGGCTTCAGTATCTCGTTACCATCATTGTCGTAACCGTTCACCGTACAAGGATATATGCCTTGCCCAAGTGTCAGGTTACGAAGAAACTTCAGGCCCGTATTGAGCACGCTGGTGTTTCCTATCTCTTCAGCCGCCTTCTGGGGGAAATCATTCTCATCTCCCCATGGACGTACCTTCACTCCGTCGATGTCTATATAGGAAACATTCGACAAGTCATATGGCGCCAGGATTCGGGTACGCTCCTTCATTTCGTTTTGGGGTGTCCCCGTCGTTTCGCCGAATATGTACGTGGACTGCATCAGCAGGGGAATGCCGCTTGAATTAAACAATATGTTCATCAGAATATTATTTTCTTTTTGTTATACTCCAGTATCAGGTCAATATCCACAGGGTAGGGGTGTCCTTCCGGATTTCCTTTGCAGTCGCAGGGCTGCACGCCCCGGAGCTGGTATTCCTTCATGTTCATGCGTCCTGCACCGCAGGCGTAGGCCTGGGGCATGAAATAAACCTTGCCTTCCTTACTGACGAACTTTATCGAAAAGATGCGCCGGCGTCCGCGTTCGTCCGTGCGGATGTCCATGTCGGCCAGAGCCAGGTTTCTGCGTATTGTCTCCATATCGTTATATCATTCAAATGTTCTGTCAAATGTGTAGTCGAATATTCCTCCACCGAACGAGTACCGGTCAAACACCTGGTGCTTTCTGCTTGCCGGGCAGAAGGTGAGGTTCACGTTCACCCGCTGGTTTCCCATCTTGGTATGGGTAAAGTCAATGTCCGTGATGATGATCTCCATCGGAAGCGATGGCGTGTCATACCATCGCTGTACCGGAGAAGTCAGCATGTCCACCAATGCCTTGTATTTGTTTTCGTCCAGATAGCCGGTATTGACAGTGCGTAAATCGTTGAAGAAAGGGCTGAACCTCCGTTTCTGTTTCGTCAGGTCCGCAATATCCCCCTCCAGTTCCGGACTGTACTGTACCAGTCCGGAAAATGAAATCGATTCCGGGAGCCCGAACACGTTATAGTAGAGGAACTGGTGCATTTCCCGGTGGTTCTGCCGGTCAAGGACATACCTTACAAGGTCTGTCAATGTACCGTTGGTGATGCGTGCGTCATACGATATGATATTGTCGCATTGGACGCCTGAGAGCCGGCTTATCTTTACCGGACTCATGTTATATGCCGTCATGCGGTCTGTGCCGGACAATTCGAGCTTTATGGTTTTCTTGATGCTGGAGCCGGATTCCATGTATATGATGTCTATAAATACCTCTGTCCTGGCCGAGACGAAAAAAGAGAGATAGTCAATGCTGTTTTGCCTGATATGCTTGATTTTATATCGGGAGTAGAAGATAAAGTCCGTCTGCGGGTCGAAAGACACATGATACCTTGAGTAAAATACATGCAGGGTATAGTTTTCGGTGGACTCGCTGTCCGAGAGTTCCAGCCGTACCTCCATGGGCAGCAAGGCCACACGGTCATCCCCACCGTTGAGCTCAGGACGTACAAAATACTCATTGATAATGTCTCCGGGGTCGCAAATGATGACTGTGTTGCTGTGGTCCGGATAATAAATTTCGGACAGTGCCTCCTGCCCGTCAACCTCTATCCTGAGGCTCAGTTTGTCATGCACGTCCGCAATGCGGATGTCCTGCATGTCAGAGGAAAATACATATGAATCATTTACAAGATTTGTCACCATCTCCATAAGTCTTTAGATACTCCCAACACCAGCGACCTGTTGTATAAGTCATAGCCCGCCTTGAACTCCCAGGACTTACGTCGGTACCCTGCGGACAGTACACATCCGTAACGTCCCGCATCCATTCCCAAAACCAACGCGTTGTTGCAGACCATTGGCTGCCGGTAATCAACCACTACGGTACGGTCTAGCAATGAATTGCGGGATATCACGTCGGTCAGCTCCACTTTCAGGTAAGGGCGTTCAATAATTGTATCAAGATAATGCTTCTCCGAGAAATAGTCGGCCAGTATAGCCGCCGTATCCACTTCTGTGGGTACCTCACGGACAATCACCTCCGGTTCCGGAATGGCAGGGCGTATCGTATCATGCCTGACCACCGTTTCCGGTACGCGGACAATGCTCCGTTTCTGGGAACCCAGCCAGTGGCCGGCCCAGCCGGAGAGAAATGCGATAACCGCACAAAGCAACATATGGCTAACCTTCCGTCTCATCGGCCTTTTTTCTGAATTTATCCGTGACTGTCACCCACAATGTTCCTACCTGCCTGATCAGCGCGTCCTTCGGCTTGCCGTCGATGACCGCCAGGTTCTCCAGTATGCTTGTCACGTGCTCGACGCAGAACCAGGTCATGACGAACACCTTAACAATGGAAAAGAACAGGGTGGCCAGAAGCATGACAAAGCTTTCTTCCGCTCCGGCCTTGCTCTCCAGATAGAACGAGTGGGTGATATAGATGATGGTCAGCCAGATACACAGCTTGATGATGCAGCGTGAGAAACGGAAGCTTTCAAATCCTATTCCCTGGACCTTGCTTGCCCGGATGCCCGTCCACATCTCGGAGACAATGGCGACGAGCATGGCCATGGCCAGGAACGGTGTAATGCCTATCCATTCGCTGACTACGGCAGTGACGGCGCTGAAGGAGATGGCCGGAAATTGCAGGTTGTACTTGAAGCTCGGAGCCACCGAAAGAAAGAACTCCTTCGGTGAATCATACCCATAGGTGGCGACGAATCTTGTGAAAAAGCGTATCATATCTCTTTTTTTGTCACAAAGATAGAAGCCAACCATCCGCTCTCATAGGACAAAAAAAGCCCCTCCGTGGTTGAAGGAACGGCAAACGACCAGTCATTCCGCTTTTCGGGCCCCATTCCGTTTGCGAGCGTGCGAGCAAACGGAATGGGTGCGCCCTGCACCCCTCCGTCAAATCAGCCCCTCATCGCCAAAACTGTAATATCCACCATTCGTTATAATCACATGGTCTATCATTGTGATATTGAATAACCCTGCCGCCTTTTTAAGTTGCTCCGTCAGCCTCTTGTCCTCATTGCTCGGTCGGCTGTTGCCACTCGGATGGTTATGCACCGCTGCAAACTGCGTAGCCCCCGTATCAATCAGCACGCGCATAATCAGCCTTATATCCGCTGAAGTCTGGTCAATGCCGCCTACCGATATGCGTACTTTCTTGATAAGCCGTCCGGCTTGGTTTATTGACACTACCCAAAACTCCTCATTCGGCAAATCTCCTATCAACGGCTCCATCAGTTCGTATACGTCTTTGCTCATCCTTATTTGCCTACGTTCCACCTGCTGCGACAGTTGTCTCTTGTACATCTCCACGGCTGCCACGGCTACCCTCCTGCGTCCAGGAGTCAAAGAGGAAAACAATTTTTCAAGGTCTATCACCTCGTTGCTGCGTTCGATGTCCGAAACAATCTGTCTGTTGTTGCTGATTTCGTAAATCAGTTCACTGTCGCTCATGTAGCGGCAATCGTTATCAAAAAGAGTATTCATAAGTGTATGAATTAAGTTGTTATAAAAGAATTGTCTTACCTAAGAAATAGCCTCCCAAAACCTCTGCCCCAAGCGTTTCAAGCGCACACGCAAACCGTGCGTAACTATGCCCCTGCGTCAGTATATCATCGAATACAAGGCATTTCTTACCCTTGAAAAAACGCTTATCAAACTTGATGACCTCCACCGTCTGCACCGTCTTGGCCGCTTTCGTCTCATGGATGGCAATCCGTCCACCCTCAATGGTAATTGCTTTGTACGCATTCCTGCACCCCGTCAGCCGTGCCACCTCTTCGGCAAAAGCCTTGTATCTGATTTCGTTCTTCTCTCCGCTACTGGCTGGTATGCAGACCAACGTCACGTTGCAAACTTCTGCACCGAACTGCTCACGCATCTTCTTCGCTACAAGTTCTGCCACAGACGCACTGCGCTTCCCGTCCTTAAAATCCCATATCATCCTGCGGATAGACCACTCCCGTTTGTTAGCCTCGTACTTGGTAGGCAAGTAGTCAAAGAAGTTAAACATGAATTTAGACCATTGATTTTTCCATGCTTCGGGAATGTTTCTTTTTGCTGCCATAACTGTAAGTTTTTAATTTATTCTGGATTTCTGGAGTCGTCGGGTGGAGCCTTTTTTAATTTTCTCCGTTTCCCGGAACGACTTTTTTTTTATTCCGGCGTGTCTGTATGACGTGCGGTATGGTTGCCTTTTGATGCCGCAATAATTGAGGTGCCGAGGATGACATTCCGCAAGGTTCCGACTAAAACCGAAGGCTTGAATACTACCCGTAGGGCTGGAGATTTTTTAGCGGACAACGCCCGACCTTGCTTGTCAGACCGGTGCCCTACATTTGCGGACTCAAAAGACTACCTGACCGCATACAGAGATGCAGGAAATGAAAAGGAGTTGCGGAAAAGAAACGGAGGCACGCCAAGCGGAACGCTTACCGCTCTACGGTCTCTACCTTAGCTATTGAAACGGAAAAGACCGGGGCTACCTGCATGGATGCGGACAAACGCAAGTAGCTACCGCTACTTACCGCTGAGACGCGCAAAATCCGTACTGGAGGAAATAGATTTGCCTGCCTGTTCCTTCAGTACGGATTTTGC